AGGAACAGGAGGGAGAGATGGAGTTGTGTCTCCCTCTTTCCATGATCAGAGATTTAATTCTGAAAGGATATGATCCTACTTCTTTACAGGACATAGAGAAATATATTTTTATTCATGATGCTATAGATACAATGTTATTGAGGTATGATAAAGATGGCTAACAGTTTATTACAAAGGGAAAGACAGAAGATCTTTAGGTCTATTACACGGCAGTACAAGGCAGAAGGATATGACATTAAAGAATCTAAACGTCTAGCAAAAATGGAAGTGGATGATATCATGTCTGACAAAGAAGCCTTCATAGATAATTTTATGAAAGATATGTGGACGGATGCTGACGAATATTAAAGTTGTCTGTGTGGAATGGATTGATTCAGCAGAGTATGATGATGCCGATTGGAAATCTGAAAATGAGGTCAAGGAATTAGTGCCCATGAGAATTAAATCTTGTGGTATGTTGGTGAATGAGGATGATCTTTATATAACTTTAGCTGGGTCAATAAATAATTGTGACACAATAGGTGAAGCACAATATGGTGGATTGCTTAGTATACCTAAGTGTGCCGTTATAAAACAGTGGTCTTTTTCAAGGAGTTTCCTAACATGAGTAAGATAGATTTAATAGATCACATGGGAGATGATACAACCATTGTCAATGCTGCCAGAGTATCTTTTGATAAATGTATAGATAAGGTAATGGAAAGCAAAGATGAAAAACTAATTAAATATCTGGCAGAACATGGTCATTGGTCACCCTTCTCTCATGGGTTTGCTACATTCAAGATTAAAGCATCTATTTTTGTAGCTAGACAATTACAGAAGCATCAAGTAGGACTGGCGTGGAATGAGGTTAGCCGAAGATATGTTGACAGTGAGCCAGATTTCTGGTATCCTCTCGTTTGGAGAGAAAGATCTGAAGATAAAAAACAAGGATCAACTTCCAAGGAAGCTCCTAACAATGAATGGTTTGATAGAAAATATAGGGATGTACTTAGATTGGCTACGGAAACATATAAAGATATGGTCAAAGAAGGAGTATGTCCTGAACAAGCTAGGGCTGTGCTACCTCAGAGTATGTACACGTCATGGTACTGGAGTGGTTCTCTCTATGCTTTTGCAAGAGTGTGTAATCTCAGACTACAAGGAGATGCTCAAGCTGAAACTAAATTTGTAGCAGAAAATATAGCTTATCATATGAGAAATTTATTTCCAATTTCATGGAAGCATCTTGTTAAACATGTTACTAGAAGGGAAGAAGAAATGAGTGAGAGAGCAACAGAAATTTCCGATGAATCTTGGCCGGGACCGGGGGTATAAATGACACAAAGTCAATGGTTAGATAGAGGACCATGCCCAAATCCAGAATGTGATTCCAGTGATGGAAACGTCCAGCATAAAGCAGGACATTCATATTGTTTTGTTTGTCACACACGATTTGGAGATAATATTTTATCAATGCCAAAGCAAGAGGTAAAGTCCATGACTACAACAGGAAATTGGGGGGATCTTAGTGATCGTAAGATCTCTATGGAAACCGCCAAGAAATTTAGTACAAAGATCAAGACTGATGGCAGCATAGTAACCCATCACTTGTATGGATATTTCAATGAGTTGGGTACTCAAATAGGGATGAAAATAAGACAGACCAAGGACAAACGAATGTGGGTTGAGGGAGATATAAGTGATGCCGTTCTCTTTGGTCAGAATATCTTTTCACCCAAAGGTAAATACATAACTATATGTGAAGGTGAAGTGGATGCAATGAGTGCTTATGAACTCATGGGATCTAAGTGGCCCAGTGTGTCCATCAAGACAGGGGCTGCTGGTGCATTAAGGGATTGCAAGAAAGCCTTCTCTTATCTGGATAGCTTTGATACAGTGGTCTTATGTTTCGACATGGACAAGCAGGGACGAAAGGCCAGTGAAGAAGTGGCTCAGTTGTTTGCTCCCAATAAATGTAAGATAGTACATCTGGAACATAAAGATGCTAATGAGTATCTGAAGATGGGTCAGAGGGAGGCATTCAATAAGTGTTGGTGGAATGCTCAACCGTACACCCCTGCTGGGATTATTAACCTCAAGGATATCGGTAGTAGTCTATACGAAGAGGATTATTGTGAGACTTGTCTATACCCTTGGCCTCAGATGAATGAGAAGACCTATGGAATGAGAACCGGGGAATTAATTTGTTTCACTTCTGGAGCTGGAATGGGAAAGTCCAGCATCATGAGGGAGTTAATGCATCACCTCTTGAGAAATACGGAAGATAACATAGGGGTGTTAGCTCTGGAGGAAAGTGTAAAGAATACAGCATGGAATATCATGAGTGTGGAAGCCTCTTCCAGACTGTACATAAAAGAAGTTAGAGAAGGATTTGAAAGGGAACAATTAGAGACATGGCAAGAAGCTACTATTAATTCTGGAAGGTTCTTTGCCTTTGATCATTTTGGTAGTATAGGAAATGATGAGATCCTGAGTAGAATTAGATTCATGGCACAGGCACTGGGTTGTAAGTGGATTGTGTTAGACCATCTTAGTATATTAGTTAGTGGACAAGAAGAATCATTTGGAGATGAAAGGAAGTCAATAGATATGTTAATGACCAAGTTGAGATCATTGGTGGAGCAAACGGGGATAGGGTTGTTGCTTGTATCCCACCTACGTAGACCTTCTGGTGATCGTGGACATGAGGAAGGAAAAGAAGTATCTCTTTCACATCTTAGGGGATCGGCCAGCATAGCTCATCTAAGTGATGGAGTTATAGCCTTGGAAAGAAATCAACAAGAGGATGATGAGATACTTTCCAATACCACCACGGTACGTATTCTAAAGAATCGATACACAGGTGAGACAGGAGTGTGTACTCACTTGTTTTATGATAGAAAAACTGGTAGAATGACAGAGATTGACAATCCATTTAACACAGGAGATAATGATGGGAACTAAGAAATTTGATAGAGAGTTATATAATAAAGCAGACCCCTTGTCCAATGGGGTAATGGTGAAGTGGTTGGACAAGAACGGATATGAAGACATAGATCCAAAAGAAACTTATGGAGTGGATATCACATGTAAGAAGGATGACACTCCAGCTTTCTTTGAGACTGAAATAAAATATAGCTGGGTTAGAGATTGGCCTAATCATTGGAATGAAATACGTATTCCTTATCGGAAACATAAAATCATAGATAAGTGGGTACAGTCTGGAGGAGAAGGAACATTGACATTTGTTGTGTTCAGACCTGATTGTAAGCAAGCATGGTTCATTGATGGTCAAGCTGTTAGAGATTCCAGAATTGATATCATGAGTACTAGGTATTCCAAAGATGAAAAGTTCTATCATATAGATGTCAACGATGCCAATTTAATTAATATGGAGGGTTTAGCTAATGCAGATGAGTTTATAAATTCAAAATACCCCTCATGAAATGGATGCTTATTTTAACACTTGTTCCTCTGGTATCATGGATAATAATGTTGTTTATTACCTTCATTTTAAAGATACACACAGAAGACCTGTGCTTTCATAGTGGCTTTGGGATATGGTTATCTTCTTTACTTACAGCTTACGGGTTCTTTCTGTATAATATAATGAGAGGTTAATATGATAAATCTTACTGAAGAAGCTAATGAGCACCTGTCACGTATAGTCAGGGATCAAGATGTTAAAGGCATACAGCTTGGGGTGAAGGGTGGTGGTTGTGCTGGCTTCACCTACGAGTGGGACACATTGAATGATATCCCTGAGAAGCATACTGTAATATCCTTGCTTGATGGTAATTTATATGTTAGACCAGAAGCCATGATGTTTCTATTGGGTGTAACTATAGACTATACTAATGACATCAATGGTTCATATATCGTATTTAAAAATCCCAATGCTACATCTCAGTGTGGCTGTGGAGAAAGTTTTGGAGTATGAATGTAGTACTTGATATTGAAACTGATTCTTTAAAGCCAACAAAGATCCATTGTATTGTAGCCAAGGATCTTTCTACATCTCAGGTACATATATGGGATCAGGACAATCTTGATAAGTTCAAGCCTTGGTCTGAGACTGTGAATAGTTTTGTCATGCACAATGGAATATCTTTTGATGCCCCTCATCTGAATAGATTGTTGGGAACAAATATAAAATTGAAGCAGATAAAAGATACAATGATAATGTCACAATTGTTTAATCCGGTAAGAGAGGACGGACACAGTTTAGCTGCATGGGGAAAAAGATTAAAGTTCCCCAAGATGGAATGTGATAATTATTCTGAATACACAGAGGATATGTTAGAGTACTGTAAGAATGATGTGCTTCTAACTGAGAAAGTGTATGACCGTTTAAACAATGAGGGTAAAGACTTTTCCTCCTATGCTATTGCTTTAGAACATAAGACCAGAGCTATTCTGGATCAGCAGGAGAAGAACGGCTTTGCCTTGGACATACAAAAAACTATAGGACTTCTGGGGAGATTATCAGATGAGGCACAGGAATTAACAGAGTGGTCTTTGCAAGAGTTCTCTCCCACTAAGATCCTTTTAAAGACAAAGACCAAGATGATTCCATTCAACATAGCAAGCAGACAACAGATTGCAGCCCGTCTAAAGAAGAGGGGGTGGAAGCCAAAACAATTCACACCTAAATCAGAGCAACCCATGATCAATGAAGAGATTCTAAATAAAATTGACATGGAAGAGGCCAAGAAATTCTCACGGTTCTTTCTTCTGCAAAAAAGAATAGCTCAGATACAGGGGTGGATAGATGCCTATGATGACACGACAGGGAGAGTACATGGCAGAGTTCTTACTCTGAAAACTATCACTGGACGTATGGCACACATGTCTCCCAACATGGCAAATGTCCCGGCTGTGAGATCCCCCTTTGGGGAAGAGTGTAGAGATTGCTGGACAGTGGGGAATCCTCAAACACATTCTCTGGTGGGAACAGATGCCTCTGGTCTGGAACTTAGATGCTTGGCCCACCTCATGAATGATAAAGAGTTCACCAATGAGCTTGTGAATGGAGATATTCACACAAGAAATATGAAGATGGCTGGAATAACAGACAGAGATCAATGTAAAACTTTTATTTATGCTTGGCTATACGGAGCACAAGCCTATAAGATAGGGCAAATAGTAGGAGTAAACAAAGCACAGGCACAGGTTCTTATCAATAAATTCCTAGAGAATATGCCAACCTTGGCAAAGGTCCGTAATGACATCTCAGAGGAGGCAGAGACGGGTACAGTCGATGGTGTGGATGGGAGGAAACTCCATATTAGAAGCCCTCACAGTGCTCTTAATACCCTCATACAAGGGGCTGGTGCTGTTGTGTGTAAGGAGTGGCTAATTAATATGATCATTCGTGTAAACCAATCAGGGCTTGATGCCAAGTTGGTAGTTTCCATTCATGATGAGTATCAGTTTGAAGTTGCCAAGAAAGATGTGAAGGAATTTGGTAAGATAACCAAGGAAGCTATTCAACATACAGAGAAAAATTTAAAATTTAATTGTCCCTTAGATAGTACATGGAAAGAAGGAGAGACATGGGCTGAGACACATTAAAAAAGTTCTTGACATTATAATTAGAGTATGTCATAATGCATTTTAAATTCAACAAAGGAGAAATATAAAATATGTCTGAAGTAAAAAGATCTGTAAGTGTTATTTCTGGAACAGCATACTGGGCCTCCGTTGTGGCTCCCAACACTACCTTTGATAGTGACGGAGTATGGTCTATTGATATATGCAATCTGGATAAAGAAAGTCTAGCCATTGTTAAAGAAGATGGACTAGAGGTTAAGAATAAGAAGGATGATCGTGGTGACTTTGTTACTGTTAAACGAAAGGTTCGTAATCAAAAGACGGGAGAACTTAATCGTGCTCCTACTCTTGTAGATGCACAAAAACGGACCATGATGAACACTGCTGTTGGAAATGGCTCTGTTGTTAATGTGCGTTACAGGGCTTATCCTTGGGAGTTTGGTGGTCGTAAAGGTATTAGCGGTCACTTGCTGGGTGTTCAAGTCATGGAACTTGTTCCTTATGCTTCTGAAAACGATGGAGAAGATTTTGAGGTTCATTCCAAGGGATACTCTGCCGATGAAGCAGAGGAAGATATTTCCCTAGCATCTTAAAGAAAGGAGTAAGGGGAGAGGTTTTTGTGGTAGGCCTCTCCCCCTTTTTACTATGAAAACAATAGATACATTAGTACAGGATATCTACAATTTATTAGGGC